TTGATAACAAAACCTATAAGACGGTAATACAACACCTATACAATTCAAGAGTACGAATAGGATTAAGTGGTACTCTTTACATGAGTGACCTTAAGAAGAAGTTGGTACACAACATGAATATAATGTCATTTATAGGTGATAAAGTAAATCAGGTAAAGTTAGTAGAAATGATTGACAGAGGATACTCTACTCCTATTATCTGTAAGTTGGTATATGCCCATTACAAGTATACCAAGGATGAAGATTATCCCACAGAATATCATGAGGTAATATCTAACAATGTCAAAGCATGGAGACTCTCTTTATCTCGAACTAAGTATAACATCCGCCGGAAGAGATTGCCGGCACTCATTGTATGTAAGTTCATAGGACATTGTGAAAACCTTTATCGGTACTACGTTAAACATCTGGGGAATCAATACAACATACAATATGTACATCACAAGACAAAAGGGCGAGATGAAATTTTACAAGCTTTCAGAGAGGGGAAAATAGATATACTAATTGCTACTACGATTATTTCTAGAGGTCAAAACTTCCCAGAATTAAAGTATCTGCAGAATACTGCATCAATGGATTCTAATGAGAAGTCTTTGCAAATCCTGGGACGTCTTGCAAGAACTCACATGAATAAGAAGAAAGCATACCTAGACGACCTTCAATTCCCGGGTAATTACCTTAAGAGTCATGGTAATCATCGTAAAAATTACTACTTGAAGGAAAAACTGAAGGTGATTAAGATTGAATGATAGCTTGGCGTATATATACGTATGCAGTCTGCGTATATACACATACGTACGCAGATCTTTAAGCTTAAGCTTTAAGCTAATACTTAAGCTAAGTACTTCAGCAAGCTGAAGGTTATTTCGATTTTCTAAAGAAAATCTCATAACTAATGCGCACGTGCATAAAGGGTGTACCTGAAAGTTAGTGCATATACTATTCTACATCAATGACACTGAAATACCTATTAACTATCACTTGATATCAAACTCTCAAATATATGGCGAAGAAAAAGAAAGACAAGTTAAGGGAAGTAAGGAAGGAGTTAGAGACCGGGGATATCTTTGAACCGATGGATATCACTAAACTCGGTTCAGGTAACGACCCTTGTTTCGGTAAGAATTATGACCTATCAACCCAGGAATGTAAGATGTGCGGGGATTCTGAACTCTGTTGCATTAAGTTCACAGCTCTCATGGGTAAGACCCGTAAGGAGTTAGAAGCAGAAACCAAGTTCAAGGATTTGGAACCTTTGGTAGATATCGAAGGTTGTAAAAAATACTACCGTAAACTGGTAAGGGAGAAACTCAGTAAGAAGGAAATACTCGATAAGCTTCAGAGTAAGTTCGAGTTATCAAGGAAGGAAGCAAGAGACATTTATCGTAAATTCAACAGTAAATAACATGGTACAATTAGAGTTCACAAAGATTCGAGAGGTTAAGTCCCCAAACAGAGCAAATGATGGGGATGCAGGTTTGGATTTCTATATTCCAAAATTAACTGCCGATGACCTATTAAAGGTAGGTGAGAAACACGAGAAAGATTTTACCGGTATCAATAGAAAGATGTTAGTTATTGGTAACATAAAATTCAAAGGTATAGATAACCATGGATTATGTGTAGTAATAGATCCAGGTGGACGAATACTTATACCATCTGGAATAAAGGTACTCATCAATCCAAAGGAATCTATGCTTATGGCAGCAAACAAATCAGGTGTTGCTACTAAGGATGGGTTAACATATACTGCAGAGATAGTGGACAGTCCATACACAGGAGAACTGCACATTGGGATTCAAAACGCCTCTAATGAGCCAGTATATGTACCTTTAGGGGAGGATAAGAAGATAATGCAATTCGTACATGTTCCAATCATACTATCAACACCGACAGAAATTACCAATGAGGAGTATGAAGAGAAAGCAAAGAACTGGGGAACAAGGGGAGATAAGGGATTTGGTGCACACGATAATAAGTAAAACTATGGATTCACGCGATATAAAGGAAGAACCGGGAATAATTACCGAACACAAGTATCTCGAGGAGATATATCAAATGCAAAAGAACCTATTGTCTGGGTATATAGGCATAGAGGGGCTACCACAATATCCGGTAGACATCAATACAAAGGCTTCTCAAACACTATTAAAGGACTTTACTGCCAGGGTTATTGAGGAGTTATCCGAGGGATATGAATCTTTTGAAAATGTTATGGCTTTATTTGAAGCCACTCATGTCAAATTGATACAAACCCAAGGAGATTGCATAGAGTATACTGAGATACTCAATAATCTGCAGAATGCTAACGAAGAGAACGCAGATGCAATCCACTTCTTTATAGAACTGCTTATATATGCCAATATCCAACCCGAGGATATAATGACATATATGGAGAAGTGGGTAAAAGACAACCATTGTACTCAATCAGTGGTAGACTCTCTAAACAAGAACCACGATGATATTCTGCATACAGCAATGAATATCGGGGTAATGTGGATATTGGATGAGGGGGATATCAGTGTCATATTCCACAACAATGCCACAGATCTTACCAAGTGGTATGAGAACATGGATTCAGAAACACATATGGATTATAACACTAAGTTACTAGAGGGTGGTAGATACTTCAATCATGTAGAGTACTCAGTAAATTATCCATACTTATTATGGAAGATAACTCACCATCTGAATATTGCTCGTAACTTCCTGAAGAATAAACCCTGGAAGCAATCACAAGTAATGACCCAGGAGTTAAAGTATCAGTCGGAATTAGTGAAGGCCTTCATTTACTTATGCGGATATTTGGGATGGATAGGTATGGATTCGAACGATGTATTCTACATATATTTCAAAAAGAACCATATCAATATGTTCCGTCAAAAATCAAAGTATTAGTATGAATATAGTTAAGGCAAAGAATCCCGTTAAGGCATGGGAAAATTTAGTAGAGGGATTCCTACTGAAAAAACCAGAATGGTTTGGAGAAGGAGTTGGTTATAATATAACCAACTCTCTTTTCACGTACGATATGTGCATAGAGATAGAAGAAGCCAAGTTTAATCCAAAGTTTGACTTTGGTAAGTTGTTCTGTTATACCATGACCAAGTGGACTGGTTTAATAACCAACTACTTAGATTTAGATGTGCTTGATGAAGCTAAGATTATGATAAGAAAGTTGGAAGAAAATAAGGTAGTTAATAGAAACTACCATATAGGCTTTCACTTTGCAGACAATCATAATAGTGGAAAGGGATGTCTGGTGGGGGGAATATTCTCTCGTAAAATAGGTGTAGAAAAACCAGAGATAACCATCATTCTACGTTCATCAGATGTAGTAACCAGATTGCCTATGGATATGCTGTTATTCTGTAGGCTCGGTGAATATGTATACGGGCACACTGATTTCAAACTGGTACTAATATTGAAAGCAGCTTTTGCAGATGATACCGCCATACTTATGTACAACAATCATAAGGATATAAAGAAGGTAATGAAAGGCTGTGAAGACATAGAACGTAAGAGAAAAATACGCAAATCATTCAAGAGGCTGATGACCAGTGATGAGAATGTATATAAGACTTATGGTCACCGTTTCAGAGCTTTCAAGGCTTTGAGGAAAGATATCTCTTATAAACGTAAGTCAATGACTGCAGGTGAATTAGAGATTGGTAACTGGGATGGTATTCCTCTTCCATACCCTTGTTCTTCAATACTCAAACGAAATGAGATAAAGAAGACCTACTTAAAGTTCACTAGCAAGTATGGGCTTAAATTAAAGCTGGAAAGTGAAGGTAGTGAAGGCAAAAGAAAGAAGCTACTTTCATTTGGAGCATCCGAGGGAGAGCCAGAAGAAGTTGGATATCAAATACAAGGACAAGAAGATGAGTAAGCTCAATATAAAGGGTAACCTGTTGCAGTTCAAAACCAGTATGAAAGCTTGGGAAGGACTCAATAGGTTATTCTTGTTCAATACAGCTGGTTTGGACATAGAAAGAATTGGTAAAGCTCAGTATATAAATGATTTAGTCATTAGTATTAAAGAGCCTCTGGTAGACCCAGATTTTGATTTTGGTAGGCACTTCAACTACACCATGTCAAAATGGAAGTCATTGGTAGCTAACTACATTGACGAGAATAGTCTGATTGACTTGAGACAGGAAGTCAATGTAGCTATGAACTCGAGGAAGATATTCAACATAGGTTATCAGTTTAATAACAAGCATGCTCACGGGAAGAACTGCTTATTATCTATGACTGTGTCTAAGAAGGCTGGTATGGATAAACCCATGATAACCGTGTTCATGAGGGCATCTGAAGTTACTAAAAGACTTATATGTGATTTACTACTCATTCAACGCCTGGGAGAGTATATATTTTGGAATGGCCAGAAGTTTCAAGTATCAATACATTTCAGTCAGATATTTAATGATGATACTGTATTACTAATGTACCATGCTCATGAAGATTTACTAAAGCTAAGTGATAAACTTGGTATATACGATGGGAATTGGTATGAGCGATTAAAGTACTTACTAAAAGTAGACCCTGACAAGATAAAATATAAGGTACATAAAAGAGCTTTGAAAGTACTCAGACCAGAATTATTTAAGTACCCAAAAACTTTGGCAAAAGATTGTACACTGGGTAGTGAAGATTGGCTACCATTCTAAGATAGGGAAGTCTATTGAATTGCAAATACCAATGCAATGAAAATATAAGTAAAGAAATCTCCTTATACCAGTAAACTAGGAGGAGATATAGATATAACTTTCTCAACCGATGATGGATGGTTATTTAATACCGTGGCCAATATCAGTGTAAAAGATTTAAGGCAGCTTAAAAGGAAGATAAGGAGGTATCTAAATGAAATACGAGAGGAAAGGTAAACCATATTTTGGAGTGGAGATATCCAAGGGTAAATATTCCGATAGGAATGGCAGGGATATAGAGTTATCTATATGTATCAATGCCCATCATTGGATAGGTCTTCCCAACATGAGTATTCAGGACCTAAAAGAACTACGAAAATCTATAAGAAAATATATTAAAAATCACGAACAATGAGAATATATTCGAACCCTTACGAGTTAATGTCAGAAACTGCTCGTAATCTTTGGGAGATGGGTAATGAGGTAAAACCCCGTACCTATCAGAATAAAGTTATCGAAGGCAAAGATGATTTTATTACTAAAGAACTTATATGTGAGCAATACTGTTTGACTCACATGGAAGACCCGGCTCCTTTATTTGTATTCACTAAATCCAAAGATTGGGCAGATGCCGAGTTCCAGGAAAGAATACATCCGGGACAAATTAACCCAGGAGAAGCTTGGAAATTGCGTCCTGAAATATGGGAAGAGTTCCTGGTAGATGGTAAGTACTTCGACTATACTTATTCAGAGAGAATGAATGAAGTAGTAAGGTATAAGGGGATTGCAATGACCAAGTTACAGGCTGTTATAGGTCTGCTCAAGGATGATAATGATACCCGTAAAGCCATACTTAACATATATGGTGAAGATGGGCAGGTAGAATGTTCCGATGCTGAAAGCCTGGATGGTAAGATGCGCATCCCATGTTCAATGTACTACGACTTCCTCATACGGGAGAATGCCCGAGGTGAAAAGCAGTTAAATATTTGCTATCATCAAAGGTCATCAGATTTTGTAACCCACTTCGGGAATGACGTATATCTGGCGTGGAGACTCATGGAATACGTAGCTAGAGAAGTGGGCATCAAACCTGGCTATCTCTATCATACTATTGATAGTTTGCATAGTTATAAAAAGGACTGGGTAAAACTCAAAACTTCTATCCAGACTGAATTAAGGTAACAAAGAAGGTAACGGTGGTTGAACTTAGTTTCTTTTCTGTCAAGCCGAGATTAGTAGTAAAGCCGTTACCTTCACCTGGACCCATAGCTCAGTTGGTAAGAGCAGCTGACTCATAATCAGAAGGTCGGGGGTTCAATCCCCTCTGGGTCCACTTATGAATCTTTACTTTGCGCTGTGGACAACGAGTCCTGATTCATTCCCAGGTACTGGACGATAGGGATATAGACTGGTACCTAATTTACGGAAGTAGCACAGTCCGGTTAGTGTACTTGCTTTGGGAGCAAGGGATCGCAGGTTCGAATCCTGTCTTCCGTACAGGGCTATAGCTGGGTCATAACAGGAGAAACGACCTCCAGCTAGCAATGGGCAATAAATCGGTACGAGATACCAAAATCCCATAATTAAAGTCGAAGGCTATAGCATTAGGAGGTGAGCGAAGAACAGTAACTCATCTCCCCCTTTTATAAAGGCTCGGATGGTGAAACAGGTAGACACGCCGGACTTAAAATCCTGTGACCAGTAATGGTCGTGCGGGTTCGATTCCCGCTCCGAGTACAAAACCTCCAATAAACATGACACTCACACTCAAATATTACCCTTGTGGTACCATTTCATTAGGTACTTCAGTAACAAGAATACCTAACTCATATCGGATTAAATCTATCCGAGATATGGAGTATATAATAAACCGTTCTAGAGAAGCAATAAATAAAAACCCAGCATTCCATAGGTTTGCAATAAATAAAAGAACTACAGCTGGTATGATTATTGAATGGAGAGCCCATAATATGCTGTATGCACTTCATATAAAAAGGCCTAGGACTCGAACGGTTGATTTGGATATAAATGAACCTTGGTACCGTAAGATAGGATATATGATATTATCAACACTATATTTAATATGGTAGAAATTACTAACGTAGATGTGTACGATCTCGAGAAGTCAGTAATAGCATGTAGAAATGCTATGCGTACAGAACCAGTACAACCTTTATTTATAGACCCTTTCGGTAAACCTATTTATGAACCGAAAGAGTGGAATGACTCTTTTAATAGGGCAAAACTACTTGCCAAGTCTCCATCAAACAGTGGTCATCCAAATTTCTTAACAGGTATCAGGGTATCATTCGATATAATATACCCGAACTATTTCTCACCAGAGTTACAGAGGTATCACTGGATAGATATCGTAACTTCATCTTCAAAGATGCACCGGTTGGGAGAGATAGTAAAGAAGGATTCATTCAATAAGTACGTAACCCCCGAAGTAATAGCCATAGTTCAGGACTTGGCCAATAAATTCCTGGAGAATCCAACCTATGAGAATCGTATCAAATTATTAAGTAACTGTCCGCTCGGAATAGAGTTATTTATGAGGGTGAGTACAAATTATATGCAACTCAGAAATATATATCATCAAAGGAAAAGCCATAGGTTGGTAGAAGACTGGGGGGCATTCTGTAAGATGATTCAGGAATTACCTTTCTTCGACGAATTTATCAATCAGTAATTATGGCCGATAAGTATGAACATGTAAATCACCCAAAACACTACAATAATTATAGTGTGGAGGTGATAGATATGATGGAAGCAATTTACGGAGGGGAAGCAACAATAATCTTCTGTGAAATGACAGCTTTCAAATATCGCATGAGGGTTGGTACTAAACCTGATAATTCAGTAGAACAGGATTTACAAAAGGAACGTTGGTACCTTAACAAGGCTAAAGAATTGAGAGCTAAAATTAAGGTGGAATAAAATGGGAGACAGTACATTGTGAAAAGTGTACTGTCTTTCTTGTAGAACAATATGAAGAGATAACTAAGAGATATGGTCTACTAAAGAACTATTGCATACTACAAGTAATATAATAAATTCAATTAACGCATGGAGTCAAGATATGTTATAATAAAGAGTTTCTCACAAGTCAAGCGGCTTGTGAAAGCCTGTTTGAAAACAGGTATAGCTTCAGTCGACTTCGAGACAAACGCAGAGGGTATTTATAATAAAACCTTCAAACCAACCATCTTATCCATAACCTTTCAAGTTGGTTCTGGTGTATCAATCCCATTATGCCATCACGAATATAAAAACCCTCGTTGGAAACGTTGGTTAAAGTATTTTGGTAGGAAAGTGGTTGAGAATCCCAATATAACTAAAATAGGATGGAATCTGAAGTTTGACCTTCAGATATTTGAGTTGTTTGGGATATATGTTCGGGGTACAGTTTTGGATGGTATGCTTATGAAGTACCTTCTGAACGAAGAGAAACCCAATGACTTGAAGTCAATGGTTAGAAGGTATATACCAGAACACGGAGATTATGAGAAGTCGGATAAATTCGATAAGATACCATGGGATAAGAAACCTTTAGAACCGTTATGCAAGTACGGTTGTCAGGATACCGATTACACTCTTAGGTTAGCCATGTTCTTTGAAAGCAAACTGATAGAGATTGGCATGTACCCATTATTCAGGCATTTGATTATGCCTGCTTCTCGGGTGTTACAACATGCCGAGAAAACAGGGTTATATCTCGATAGGAAGTTCAATCGGGAATTACTTGAATCTTACAAGCCAAAGATGGACCAAGCAACTTCTAATTGCTTGAATATTCCCCGAGTGAAAAAATTCTCTAGATGGCTTGTCCAAGAAAGAATAAGCAAATACCTTGCATCTATTGAAAGTGAACTCGAGGATTTAGATTACAACGACCCGAAGGATGCCCGTAAAATAGCAAGCAGGGAACAGAAAATATCTAATATTATAGCAGGTGTATTCACCACTAAAAAGGAATTGGAATTAACTCGGGAAGTAAACTTGGGAAGTCCTATTGACTTACCTTTGTTATTATACTCCAAAAAAGGATTTAACTTTCCGATAATAAAATACACAAAAGATAAGAAAACAAATCGTGATACGGATAAGCCAAGTACTGATGAAGATACGTTGGTAGAACTTCGATTAACGGTTAAAGACCCAGAAAGTCCAAAGGCAATTTTTCTGGATAACCTTCTTGAGTTGAGAGGGTTAAAGAAAATGTATACAACATATATAGAGGGATGGCATGACAAGGTACAGGATGATGATAGGATTCACGGTCAGTTCAAAATTATTGGTACTACATCCGGGAGACTAAGTAGTTCTGAACCAAATCTTCAGCAGATACCAAAGACTTCAGTAGATGCTAATATTAAGAAACAGTTAGTAGCTCCAAAGGGGAAATTATACATGGCACTTGACTACTCTCAGGCAGAGTTAAGAATCATGGCACACCTATCGGGAGATGAGACTTATCTTGAGGCATTTGCTAAGGGTCAGGACCCTCACCTTGCTATTGCAGCAAACAAGTATGGTGTATCGTACGAGGAAGCAAACAAAGCTTACAGCGATGAACAACATCCAGATTATAAGCTTTGGAAAAATCGAAGGAAGCAGGCAAAGCAGATATGTTTCGGTATTATCTATGGTATTCAGAAGAAACTGCTTGCAGTTAAACTATCTGACCCAAAAGCAGGTATTATCGTAACCCCTGACGAAGCTCAACAACAGTTGAATGAGTTCTTCCAAGAGCATCCAAAGATTAAGAAGTTCATGATTAACCAGGAGAAAGTGTTGGTAAGACATGGATATATTAAATCTTTGTTTGGCAGGAAAAGAAGGTTACCTCAAGTATATTCTGATAATGAGCAAGAAGCTGCATACGCAGTAAGATTATCAGTTAATATGCCTTGTCAATCAGCTGCATCTGATATGACCTTGTTTGCCTCTATACTTAATTACTGGAAGATTAGGCAGGGAATATTACCACCTTTATTGGAAACATGTACTGTACATGATGCTGTTTATTACCTGACAGACCCGGAATATATAAACATATTCACCGTATATAATATATGGGAAACATGCCGTAATCCGAGTACAAAAGAGTACTTCAAGTTTGAAATCAATGATGTCGATATGTCTATGGACTTTACTATAGGACGTTCGATGGCTGAGGAGTTACCGTATATACCGGGATATGACTATAGAAAAATGCTTCAACCCGATTTTAATGTGGATAAGTATTTGGAAGAACATCGGAAATGGAAAGAGCTATCCATTAAAGAGTTCCCAAAGAAGTTCCCGGAATACTTCAAGAAGGATTACTCATGGCGAAAGGAAAAGGTGGCATAGTACGTCTATCCCAGATTAAGAAAAACACACTAAAGATTCTATTTCAAGGGAAAACCTACGAGATTGATTTAGACCAGGAACTCATGATTGATGAGAACCTGGTCAATCAGTCTTTACGTAAAAGTCCATCCAATTACGCTCTATTGGTGATGGTAAGGGATAGACTTATATACAAAAGGGATAAACTTGAAAAGGCAAAAGACCAAGCCTATAGTAAGGCATGGCTTTACTACAAAGAATCTGGAAACATTAACAACGATGCTGCATCACATAAAGCAGAGAATAATCAAGCTTATCAAGGAGCATTAAAAAGGTATATGAAGGCTGAGTACAATGCAAGTAAATTCATAAGTATATGTAAAGCCTATGAATCACGAGAAAATATATTAAGAACCATAAGTGCGAACATAAGGGTACAAGATGGATTTAAGAGATAACCACCCCCTATTTAATAGGGTATCATATTTCTAATGTAGGTAAAATATACAGTAGAGTAAAGGGTTATTGGAGAGAATTAACTCCTCGTATCAATAGAGAGGGATATCTTAGGATAAAATTAAATGGTAAGCAATACTCAATACATAGATTAGTTGCTGAAGCTTATATACCTAATCCGGAAAATAAGCCCTGTGTATGTCATAAGGATAACAATAAGCTAAACAATTCGGTTGAGAACTTATATCGGGGAACACAAAAGGAGAACTTAGAACAAATGATTAAAGACGGTAGGAGTTTGAAAGGTAGAAGAAACCCTATGTGGAAAAATCATTATAATTCTGGTTATGGTATATATGGAGAAAAAGCAACAGCTAGTAAACTATCAAACAAAGATAGAATAAGTATAGTTAAAAGTCTAAACTCGGGTATAAGTATAGATACTTTATCCAAAAGATACAAAGTATCAAGAGCCTGTATTAGAAGTCAAATAAGAATAGTGTCAAACTTACGTAAACAACAGTAACTATGTCAAAAATTGAATTAGACCTTATTTCGGTCAAAGAAGCAAAGGAGTTGAATGATAAACTGAAAGGTTTAGGAACTCCCACAGGAAGCAGGGTACTTATAGTATCCCCAATAGTAACTGCAGATACCAAAACAAAGGGTGGATTATATATCCCTCAGGAACACGACAAAGATACAGTACCACGCAAAGGAGTGGTCATTCAAGTAGGGCCAATAACTGACGAACAGCAGGAAGAATATCCTGGTATTCAAGTAGGAGCTGTAGTTACGTATGGTCTGTATGCCGGTAAAGAGCTGGATATTGTAGACCTTCCCAATCAAGTAACTACTATATTATCTCTGAACGAGATACTTTACATTGAAACCAATAAATAAAGCCATGAAAAAGGAAAAAATTGTTAAGAAAAATGGTAGTGTAATGACCACCCGAGAAAAAATGCTTGCCCGGAAGAAAGACCTGGAAAAGCGTAGTGGAGGTGGTGGAATAATCTACCCGAAAGAGGGAACTACAAGAGTACGTATCAAATCACGAGGAGCAGACGAAGAACTGGGAATCGAGATTATTCAATTCTATCTCGGACCTAAAGAGGGAGGTATTATATCCCCGGCTACTTTCGATGAGCCATGCCCTTTCATAGAGAAGTTTCAGGAGCTTAAGAACTCCGATGACCCAGATGATAAGGCATTGGCCTCGAAATTGGTGCCCAAGAGAAAGTATCTCGTAGGGGTACTTGGGTACAAAGATACCAAGGGTAAAGAGATTGACCCTGACAGGGTTGATAAGCCCATGATGGTACCACGTTCAGTATATCAGGATATTATCGACCTTTACCTTGACGAAGAGGACTGGGGTGATATGACTGACCCAGTAGAGGGATATGACATCAAGATAACCCGTACCGGTACTGGTAAGAATGACACCAGTTATTCAGTATCCCCTTGCCAGAAAACCAAGCTGGACAATAAGTATCGGAGAGAGGTGGACTTGGAGAAAGCCATACGAGCAAATATCCTTTCCTACGAGGAGCTCGAGGAGAAGCTGGCATCATTCCTAAATGAGGGAGATGATGACGATGAAGATGAAAGACCCCGTAAGAAGTCTTCTTCCAAAAATAAGCTAGCGGATAAAAAGAAAAAGGGGAAGAAGAAATATAAGGGTGATATCTAAAGATTCTCTGGATATATACCTAAAGCAGGAGTGGGGTATATTTAATATCCCACTCTTTTCACATTATAAATAACCAAGTATGGCAAGGAAAACAAAAGCTGCTCGAAAATCGGGTGGTAAAAAGTTCAAGATACCAACACAAAATGAGATACTCAAGAAATACGGGTCATCTCTTCAGTTCAAGGCCAGTACTATAAATCATCATGGTTTGTGGATTCCATCCACATTCTTTGCTCTCAACTATCAGATGGGTGGTGGTGTACCATTCGGTAAGATAATTGAGATAATGGGAGAAGAATCTTCAGGTAAATCTCTGATAGCTTACAACTTTGCTTATGCTGCACAACAACTCGGAGGTCATGTAATATGGGTAGATGCAGAACAGGCATGGATGAACTCATGGGCAGAAGAAAATGGTTTGGACCCTGAACGGGTAACAGTACTGAATGACACCCGAATAGAAACTATATCGGATGCTATTGCTGATTTAGCAATATACTGGAGGTCTAAATTAACCAACAATGAACCTATCATAATTGTGATAGATTCAATAGCAGCTTTGGATTCTATCGAGGCCATTGATGCAAAAATGGCTGATAGCAAAGCTGAAATGGGAAACCGGGCAAAACAAATCTACAAGATGTTCCGAATAAGGAACGAATTGTTCTACAGACTGGGAGTAACCATGGTATGTATCAACCAGTTACGCAGTAAACTGGGAGCAGGTTTTGGTCAAGATACCAGTACAACTCCTGGTGGGGCAGCACTAAAGTTTTATGCTTCAATACGGTTAGCATTCTACTCAGGTAAAACTCTAAAAATTAAGTATAAGGGCAATGAAAGGCGAGCAGGTAAATATGTAACTGTTCAGATGAAAAAGAATAAGGTATCTCCCCCTCGGGAAACCATATCCAAAGCCCCTATATACTTTAATCCAAAGTATCACGAAGTTGGCTTTGACAGATACTTTTGGTTAGAGGAATCATTAGAGGATGCCGGAGTAATAGAGAAGCTCGGTGGTGGAACATATATGTTCGAAGGAAAGAAATTGTGTCGAGGAGAAGAGGCTTTCCATAGGTTAATCGAGGAAGATGGTGAATTGAGGAAAAAGCTGTTAAAGGCTGCCGGAATAAACACCATAGGAACAACTAAGCGAAAGCTAAAGAAGATTACACGAAACATGTTCCCTGTTGATGCAGACTTAGACTATGAATCTCAAATAGAATCTGAAGATGCAGAAGAAGAATATATCCCGGATGAGGGGTAGAAAACCAAGGATGCTTATGGTAGTGGACGGGAGTAATCTTGCTCACCGTTCATACCATAAGTTTAAGAATCTAAAAGCCAACAACGGAGCTGGTACAGGGTTGGTATATGGATTCTTAAGAATCCTTGGTTCATACCTAACAAGGTTTAAGCCCAGTCATGTAGTAATTACTTTCGATACTCAACAGAGTAAAGAGTCAAATTTCCGTAATGGTCTACTCGAAGGTTACAAAGCACATAGGAGTAAGATAAGTATGGATTATGAGGACTTCAATAAACAACTGTCGTTGTTGAGAAGGATTCTAAGGTTACTCGGAGTTCAGATGATTATTGATAGGAAAGGCCTGGGATATGAGTCTGATGACTACATTGCTTGGTTGGCAATAAACCACCCAGGTAAATCTCTGATAATATCATCCGATAAAGACTTCTGTCAATTACTTGACAAAAGAGTAAAGATATTCAACCCTAACAAAGATACCCTAATCCTAAATCAAACTTGCAAGTATATCATGGGTTACTCTGCTGAGGAATGCGTTGATTACCTAATACTCAACGGAGATAAATCGGATGATATACCAGGTTACTACGGTATGGGAGAAGTTAAAACTAAAGCTTTCTTAAAACAGTATGGAAGCATAGCAGACTTCATAGATGCAAGAGGAGCAGAGTTTAAGGGTATTGAAAGGGACCAGCTAGAAGAGTTATACAAGAAGAACAAGCCTTTAATAGACTTGAGAACTGCATTAACTCTACACCCAATCAAGAAAGTCCCTTGGGTAAAAGGATGTACTAATAATAAAAGGAAGGATAGGTTATTCATGGTATTAGATAAGTTTAACCTAAGGTCTTTCAAGATACCCGATTTTTTGGAACCTTTCAAAAAACTACAACATTATGTACAACGGTAGGAAATACCAAATCATGTTCACCGGAGTTTCGGGAGTTGGAAAAACAACTATTGCCAAGGAAGTGGCCGATATGTTAAATATACCTTTCATATCTGGGTCATATTCTGACTTGGTACCCGAGACTAAAAACATGCCACATGCTGATATGATTCAGCAGGATGCTAAAACGGTATTCACACAGGATATGCAGGTACTGAACCTGCGTAACAAAGCTTTCAGGGGAGAAGATAGCTTTGTAACAGATAGGTCATACTTTGACTCAGCAGCATATTTTATCAATAAGCTATCTCATAGGTTAGCTGAATGCGATTTAGACCATGCAGTAGACTTATGTCGTATGTTACTTGGTCAACAATGTACTCATTTAATCTTCATACCTTTCTCAGCAAGCTTCTTCAATGAGTGGGTAACAGAAGATAACGGTAAACGAGTACTATCAAAGTACTACCAATTCCAGGTATCACAAGTAATGTACGGATTACTTGATCTGTGGGGTTTCAAACCAGATTCAAATTTAACTAAGTATGTAAATGGTATTCCCAATACTGGTACACTGGATACCATGGGTTACAAGATTAAAGTTATGATACTGGATGAGATGAACTACGAAAAGAGAAAAAACCTTATCAATAAATTTCTTCAGTTATGAAGGTGATAGGTATAGCATTCTCTGACTTGCACTTGGGTGAATATTCTAAGTTCAATGAGGATAACAAGAGGACCCTAAGTATTTTCAGGGTCCTCTCTTTGATTAAAGACTTATGTATTAAGTATAAATGTCCGGCATTCTTTTGCGGGGATTTTATGCACCGTCCAGAATATATAAGTACTTCACTGGATGAAATTATAATAGAACAGTTCGAAGAGTTAAATAGGTGCGAGGAATTTAACATATATGGTATATCAGGAAACCATGACTTGCAGAAAAGTAACTCTATAACTAATCAATCACCATCACACTGGGCAAACCTGTGTAGAAGATACTCATTCCTACACAATATAGACTTCTCATACCATGAGTTTGATAAGTTCAGAGTAGTAGGTATTCCTTACTTAGATCATAACAAGGGGTTGGATGGGCTAATAAAAGCTGAGCTGAAAGAAGCTATGTTAAAGCCAACAATCCTATTATTACATACTGATTATCCTGGAGCTAAAGATACCGACAACACCGAAGTTGGAACAGTAGAGAATTTGAATGTGAATTTACTCTCTAAATTCAAGTTGGTATTGATAGGTCATATACATAAACCACAGAGACTCGGAAAAAAGATATACATGGTAGGAGCTCCACTACAACAGAGGAGAACAGACCGTAATTGTAAACTCGGATATTGGAAGATATATGAGGACTTCTCAATGGAATTCAAGCCATTCAAAGGCTTTCCTAAATTTGTAGATGTATCATCAGAAGATGAAATTAAGGATGACGGGAATTATTATACTGTCATTGCTAGCAAGTCTCGGATTATGGCGGTGGAAGATACCCCGCAAATAACTCGGGAACTTACTAAGAAAACAATGGTAAGGAGATATATGAGGGCAAAAGGTATAAAAGACCAAAATAAAAAGGCCACATTATTAAAAGTAATCAAGGAAGCAGAATGATACAGTTTGGTAATATTATAATCGACGGCTTCTGTTCTATATCTCATTTGGAATTAAACTTAAGCTCAAAGGGGATAACTGTAATTAGAGGGGCAACAGGAGAGGGCAAAACTACAATCTTATCAGCCTTAGTTTGGGGTGCTTATGGTAAGAATATTAAGGGCAAGTCTGACGTGAATACCTGGGAGAAGTATCGACCCAAATCATATCAGGGCACCAAGGTAGAAATATACTTTGGTAAGAATGGTAAAACTCACAAGATAACCAGATGCCTTAAGTATAAGGGTGAAGTGAATGGAGCCAAAGGTAAAGATAGACTTATATATGAGATAGATGCTGTTGAAGTACAAGAGAAAAGTAAGGGGGAGATACAGGCGCTTATAATCGCTGATTTAGGTATGTCGTATAGTCTTTTTATGAATTCAGTACTATTCGGTCAGGGTATGAAAAGACTGATACAAGAATCTTCTTCAGACAAGAAAGAATTGTTTGAGGAGATTTTTGAGTTGGAATACATATCTAAAGCAAGAGATATTGCTAAGGGCTATTATACGGAAGCTCTGAAAGAGTATCAAGACATCCATCAAAGGTATAGAACCTTAGAAGATAAGAAACAATCCGTTCAAAGGATGGTTGATGACTTAAAGAAACAGGCCAATACTGTGAAAGATGATATCTCTTCAAAGGTTAAAGTTCTTGAGAAGAGATTATCACTGCTAGCTAAGGCCAAAAAATCAAGTGAGCTTAAGGAGACAGTAACTCAGAAAAACCGAATCGAACAAAAGTTATCAGATGCAAAGGAGAGTCAAAGGGATATTATCAATAAGATAAATGATGCCAGGAAGAAAACTAAGGTATCTCTAGAAGAGTTCATTGAGGGCATAATAAAGTTATTGAAGAGGGGTGATATTAAGAACTCTTTGAAACGCCTAATAGAAGTAAAGAAAGCCTTCGGAGATATTGAAAGGTTACAAGGTAAATATTCCAAGATATCCGACAGAATATCTGGTTATCGGGATGAATTGGAAGAACTTAGGGATAAGGAATACGAAGTAAAGAAGATACAAAGGGAGATAGAACAAGTAGAATCTGAAATCAAAAGGCTATCTTCAGAAAAGCGGGTAGGAGTAAATAAGGGGTTAATAATCAAATATAAAGCCCAGCTTTCAACCTTAACCAAGAAATTATCAACCATAGGAGAGAAAATGGAAAGTCAGAAGGAAAAGGTTGATAATTACAAATGGGTAATGGATGACCCTCTCGGGAACAGGGGTATAAAAGCATTCCTATTCGAGAGCTCAATGGATATTCTGAATGAAACACTTGAATCATACTCAGATGTACTTGGGTTCAGTATCTTATTCTATGTAGACATACAAGGAGTAAAGAAGGATTTCAATACCCAGATAATTATGGATGGTATAGAAGTATCATACGAGGAATTATCTGGTGGTCAAAAAACTTTGGTGAACATAGCTATGGTATTGGCTATGAATTCTATGATTCGTAGAAACTGTAGAATTAATGTGTTATTTTTGGATGAGGTTTTTGAGGGGTTAGATAGGGAATATTGTGATACGGTAAGTAAACTATTAGAAAAGATATCCATAACCGAAAAGCTAACAGTATTCATGGTAACTCATCAAGAGAGTATACCAATCAAGGCCCGAGTATTAACAGTCAAGAGGGACAAAGGCTTATCTTACTATAGTTAATAAAATTAACTAGTGGATATGAGACAAGATAATGTTCCGGGATTCCCAGGTTATTATATTAGTAAAAGTGGTAGAGTATACAGTAGGTATATAAAAGGTAGTCATAAAATGTCTACTTCATTCCATCGCATACGGTGTTATCAAAGGAAAGGAGATGGTAGATATAAGATATCCTTAGTACATAAAGAAAAAGGTAAAATAAAATGCTATCTCAGTAGGTTAGTAGCATTGGCTTGGGTATGTAATACAAATCCCGAAGAGTATACTGAAGTATGTCACATAGATAACAACCCTTTGAATGATTACTACAAAAACCTTTATTGGGGCACCAAGAAAATGAATTCACAACAAATGGTTAAAGATGGTAGGTTGAAAACTATCTATGGTAAGAAACACAATAATCCCAACTATATGAAAAGAGGTTGGCATGTACATAGTAAAGTTAATGAAGAGGAGTTTAAGAAAATAATAAAGCTTAGAAAAAGGGGATTTACAAACAAGTATATAATTCAAAAACTTTCTCTGAAAATCACTTCAGCAGGTATTTCGAGTATTTATAAGAAATACCAAGAGGGGTATTATACTGGTATTGTACATTAGACTATTGGTATTAAACACTATCAAACATGAGAAAGAATAGTCGAAACAAAGGAAGCAGGTTCGAGCGTACTATAGCAAAGGCCTGGGAATCATGGACAGGATATAAATTTTCTAGAACCCCAGGTTCAGGAGGATGGGCAAAGGCTAAGGATGCTATGGGAGATTTGGTATGTACTGATGAGAAACACTCACGTCGCTTCCCATTCTCGATCGAATGTAAAAACTATCAGGATATTAAGTTCGAACATATACTACTGGGACTTAAGAGCTGTAAAATTATATCCTTTTGGGAACAGGCCACAAAGGATGCTAAACATGCAGGAAAAATACCCATACTTATCATGCGGTATAATTCTATGCCAAAAGGTGAAGCTTTCTTCATTGTGGAAGCTGGGGCAATAGATTTGTTTCTTATGAGCAACTGCTCAGAACTTTCTCGAATGGAGATAAAAACACCGAAAGTACATTTAGCTGTGTACATGTTCAAAGAGATTCAACGATTGGTAACATATCCTGACGTATTCAAATACGCTCGTAAATTGAACAAGTAGTATGAAGACCCACTATATATACTGTATATTCAGGCTTGACAGGAAATTCTACAAAAGAATCAACTCGGATTTGAAATGTAGGGGGTACAAACATGTGAAAGCCATAGTACCAACTATAAGTGTACTCAAGAAGTCACGAAAAGGTAATAATGAGTACGATGATGTACCATTATTGTTCAACTACGGGTTCATAAAGATGAAGCCTGAAAAAGCTTTTGACAGATATTACCTAAACAAACTAAAGAAAGATATCCCAGGTGTAATATCCTTCATGAAGTCTTTGGATTACAGACCTAAAAGAAAGAGGTTGAGAGTAGATAATGCCGAAGACTTTGATGATTATTCAGTAGTAGCCACTATAACTAAAGAAGAGGTAAAGAAATATCATAGAATGTCTCGAGCAAATAAGATATTCTCGGTAAATGATATTACAAGAGTTGGTATTGGAGATTATGTTGTATTAAGGGGATATCCATTTGAGGGTATACCAGCCATTATACTTGAGAGTAATCTTACTACAAAGATGATGCTGGTAAAGCTATACCCTGAAATGAATGGCAGTTTAGAGATAGAAGTACCCATGGAGAATGTACTCTATTCAGCCTATCACGAATCAGATGAATATAAAATGTACTCAGCTGATTATGAGGTAGATTTATCTCAAATTCCCGACGGTAGTACCGAAGAGATTCTAATGAACAAACAATAATAACATGGAACGACATCAAGAATTGGCTTGGGATTGTTTGACCGAGCAAGAGAGGGCTAGCCTTATGTTTATACAAGGTAAAGGCCTATCAACTTGGGAAGCTGGAGAAATTCTCAAGATGTCTCATTACAAGTACTTAGAATTAAAGGCAAGAGCTGAGAAATTCTTCAAACTATTCTCCGATTACTTTGAACTACATCACTCTTTAGTAAATCCCAAATCTCCTATAGAACCTCGGTTCAGGGATTACATATTTGGGGCCATGGTTAAAAGACTATCCAAAGAGGAAGCTAAAATACATTCAGGAGATGCTTCTTGGGTATTAAATTCTATAACCAATCCCCGTATCATAAAGAATATGAAAAGGCTGAAGGAATCAGAGGATAAATGGGACAAAGACCTTTATGCTCTGATTCTTGAGTTTGATAGGTGGAATAATTATAGGATAATGCCTCGAGTATTGCAAGCTCCAACTGCATATAAGAGAAGGTCTACAAAGAAGGATAAGGTATATTTATCTTACTTACACAGAATACCCGACTTTAAGATAAGGCAGTTAATAACCGAGTATTGGAAAAATGGACCTTCAAGTAGAAGGTACTTTACAGCCATTGTATCAGAAGAACTTTTTCCCGAAGAAGGATATGGAGTAATGCCTATCAAACGAGAGGATGATATAATAAAGGCCATAACAGATTTGAGAATATACATATTCGAGAGTCAAACCATTGCAGACACATTTGGATTATTGGCAACTCAATACTTTGAAAAAACTGTGGATAGTAAAGGAGGCTTGAAGTTCTGGAAAGAATACAGGGAGGTCATACAGAAAGCTATTAACTACAAATCAATAAATAACATGGACTTTACTTGTGAGACTCTAGATACAGCCTATAAGTTACGCAGAAAAAGAACCCTGAAATCGAACTCTTAGAATTTTTTATACAAATATTTTGCAACTTCGAGAAATTTGATTATATTTGCAATAGGAAAAAGAAATAAAATTTTATACCTATATAAATATGCGCAAAAGTAGGAAAAAAGACAAAAGACCGTTAAAGCTTAACAAGGAAAAGCTAAAGGTCATGGGAAGTGGGTTAGAACACATGACCTACAAGGATATGAAGAGAAGAGCAGTTTCTCTCGGCATGCCATTCCCCGATGCTTGTTCAGCTGACTACAATGGACTGGCATCTTGGATTCACCATTCGGATAACAAGCCGGATAATGCTCTCATCGATGAATATGATAAGTGGATGGACCAGCAATTAGAACTTGCTGGATATCCTAAAGACGACCCGATGAGGAATTATCAACTCAATCTCGGATTCATCGGTGAAGATGCGGTCACCAAACAGAAAAAGACCAAACGGGTAAAGGGGTTGGAAAAACCTAAAAAGCCCAAGAAAGAGAAGGATGACAATGGTCTTTGGAAAGGAACTAAGAAATCTTATGTATTCGAATTAACCTATAAAGGGTTATCAATCGATAGAATCACACGAAGAGTGCAAAAGAGATTCCCAGATGCAAAGGAGAAATCCATTCAGCAATGGTATCGGGCAGCACTCCGTAAACAAAAGAAGGAGTAAATATCATGCCACGAGTTTACAGGTTTAAGAACGATGATGACTTTGAGGAATCCTGTTACAGATTGGGAATCCCTTGGGTACCTCCTCAGATTATAAAATTAAGCCGAAGAAGAAAACAAGAGTGGCAAAGGAAAGTACTCTGTGGAAAAATCAAGGTTCATAAGTATAGGGAAAGGAATAAACGCTTTCTGGATAGATACCGGGAATGCTTAAAAGAAGCTACTAGGATTAACGGAGTAGTAGACCCGGATTCTCTACCACCTGATGTAAGAGCATACTTCTTGGAAAAGAAGAGGAGGAGAGAATACCACAGGAGATTCGGAAAAGTTATCAAAGAAAGAGACTTAAAGATTTACCTTCATAAATGGTATCCATGGTCTTATAACTACAAAGGAGAACCAGCAGTAGTATTACAGGGATTCTATTCATTGAAGGCTGCCCGAAAAAGGTTTTTAACTTACTACGGCAGGAAGAATCTGAAAGCAGTACATTGGATAAAAGGGAAAACAGCATTGGAGAAGAAGTTTGTTATAGGTCAATCTCTACTAATTGCTGGGAGAAGAAAAAAGCCAATATCTAAGATACTGTTAACTGAGGTATACAGAAACTCAAAGTCTTCAGCCCAAAGGGAGTTAGGGAAAAGAATTGCTCGGAAAAAGAGACTCGGCTCTCAACAGAAAGAAAAGTACTTTTTGAACTTGGTAGAT